TCCGTGAGAGCACCACCCTTGGCGCTGGTTCTGTTGAGGGCTTCGCAGCCGTCGCATTCCCCATCGTTCGCCGCGTTTTCGCTGGTCTTATCGCCAACGATCTCGTCAGCGTTCAGCCAATGAGCCTACCCAGTGGTCTCATCTTCTTCCTTGACTTCACTTTCTCAAGTGATCTTGGAACTGGTAGAGATTCAGGTAGTGACCGCCTTGGCAACACCTACGGTGAATCCATCTACGGCACCGACAAGGTTGGTAAGGGCATCATTGACGGTGTTAACCTTGTGGAGGCTGCAACTGGTGCAGGCGGCAGCGGTCCTGACCGCGCTGGTTCAACCGGTTACGCTTACGCAAGCCCAACCGGTAGCAACAACGCAACCATTAACGGTGGCGCTGCAACTGCTATGACCACCGTCTTCCTACTTGACGGCGCTGTTACAGATCCAAACAAGAAGCTAATTCGTTACGACCCTGACCTTCTTGCCCTAACCGACAGCACTGGTGTTGTTGTTCTCGACGTTGCTAAGTCCTCCCTTGCTTCTGACACTGGTGGACCTGACTTCGATAACCTTTCACCTTTCATACTTAACCTTACTGCGGCAGCACAGGTTTCTGGTATGGGCGGCACCGCTTACACCCAGATCCGTCGCCTAACTGATGACCTCGCTGCTGCTGATAACCAGCTTAGTGTTGAGGCAGTGCGCTTCGTCTACAGCATCCCAGCAGCAGATGCAACCGCAACCACTACCACCAACATGACTGGTGATGGTATTCCCGGTTCAGATATCACCTTCCCACTCAAGGACGAAATTGACGCTTCTAGTACCGTTGGTGCTGTCGTTGGCGATCTCTTCCCACTAGAGAAGTCCGAGAACATTCCCGAGATTGACATCAAGGTTGATTCAACCGCAGTCACCGCTCAGACCAAGAAGCTCAAGGCTAAGTGGACCCCAGAGCTAGGTCAGGACCTCAACGCATACCACAACTTGGATGCTGAGGTTGAGCTTACCTCAATTCTCTCTGAGCAGATTGCTCTTGAGATTGACCGTGAGATCCTTGCTGACCTCGTTAACGGTGCTACCGCTGGTACTCGCTACTGGTCTCGTGCTCCCGGTCTCTTTGTTGACTCCAATGGTAACGAGCTAGGCGCTGCTTCTGCTGCTCCTGACTTCACCGGTACCGTGTCTGAGTGGTACGAGACCCTCATTGAGACCATCAATGATGTCTCCGCGCAGATCCACCGTAAGACTCTACGTGGTGGTGCTAACTTCGTCGTGACCTCACCCGAAGTTGCCAACATCCTTGAGTTCACCGCTGGCTTCCGTGCAAGCGTCACTCACGACGACGAGAAGGGCTCCATTGGTGCTCTCCGCGTTGGTAACCTTAGCAAGAAGTTTGATGTCATTGTTGACCCATACTTCCCACGCAACCTCGTTCTCGTTGGTCGCCGTGGTGCCTCTTTCCTTGAAAGCGGCTATGTCTACGCACCTTACGTGCCACTACAGACTACCCCCACAATCTTCGGACCAGAAGACTTCGTGCCACGTAAGGGTGTTATGACCCGTTACGCGAAGAAGATGGTTCGTCCAGATATGTACGGTCTAGTCGTCGTTCGTGGTCTCCTAGGTGAGCAGGGCTCTTCTTCCTGATAAGTAAGCCCACTTACTAAACCTAAGCCCCCTGCCCTGTGCAGGGGGTTTTTGTTTTGTGAGAACTAATTAAAGTAACTTGAAATATTCTCCTCTGGGCGAGGCCACTGCCCTTAGAAAGTTTTATTACCGAGGTGGCTGGTAATAATTCATTGAATAGGACAAGTTATTGCAATAACATAATAATAAAGGAGAAAATATTATGGGAAGTAGAAGATTAGGAGTCAAGAGACTCAATGCCTTGAGCCTACAAGGACAGGGTGTTACCTCACCCCTTCAGCCCGGTGTATCCGGCTCTGTTGGTAGTCGTAAAATTATAAAGAGCGGTAACGAAATTACAACTGAGATTTACGTTGACCTCGGCTCATCAGCAGGTGCTTTGGTCCAGCCCGGCACTAATGGCTTGGTTATTGGTAACGGCGACACCGCACAAAATGCATACCTAACACAAGTTACCACTGCCGAAAACGGTGTTGTTACACTGGTTGAGATGACCTGTGTTGAAACACCTACCGGTGGTGACACTGATATTGATTTGTCACGTTCTGATACCGCACTTGCATATTCCGGTTCAACAAACATTGCTTCAGTGATTAACGCTGGTGCAGCAGCTATTGGTGCAGAGGATGCCACACTATTTGATGGCAACGAACTCGCCGACCAGTATCTTTACCTTACTTTTGGTGGCTCTACCGATGGTGCTGCTGGAACAACTTACACTGGTGGTAAGTTCCTTATCAGACTGTACGGTCACGCTGTACCAGCCGACCTATAAGGAGATATGAATGTCTAGAAAAAAAGCATTAAGGCGTTTAATAGATCGCAAAAAGGCTGCACCTGCCAAGGCTCCTGCTAAGGCAAAGGCACCCGCTAAGGCTCCTGCTAAGGCAAAGGCACCTGCCAAGCCCCGCGCGAGAACTGCTACAAAGAAGGCTGCCAAGCCAGAGTAAACCAAACTAAAGTTTGTTGCCCCCTCATCTAACAAGGTGAGGGGGTTTTGTTTATGCTTTCACTATTTACTACGAACAGGAGGCTCTATGAATGCCCACAAACTTACAGCCGCTATCGCAAACTAGCGCTATCATCCTTTCTTCAACCGGTTCTACTGACGATGTATCATCAGCAGTTCCTTTTGGAATGTACACAGACTCTGCTGAATTTGTAACTGGAGCCGCAAGACAAGTAAATTATGTTTTTAAGAAACTTGGCGGCGATGTAGTTGACATTGAGCTAACTAATGACAACGTCTACGCAGCCTATGAAGAAGCGGTGCTAGAATATTCTTATATTGTTAATATGCATCAGGGTAAAAATGTTCTATCAGATACCCTTGGAAAACTTACAGGTACTTTTGACCACAAAGGTGAGCTTGTTAGTGGACCCGCAAGCGCTAGCTTACAATATCCAAAAGTTACACTATCATATGCAAATAAGATAGGCGATGGTGCTGCCACAATGGCTGGATTTGGTGGTACAACTGCCATATACTCTGCATCTTTTACAACAGTAAAAAATAAACAAGATTATGATCTTCAGGCTATAGTAGAGGCAGCCTCCACTTCTGGTGTTGATGATACTGGTGGTGCCGTCCCATATGCCGGAAAAATTAGTAACTCACGGATTATTATAGATAAAGTTTTTTATCGTTCTCCAATCGCTATGTGGCGCTTCTATGGCTACTACGGTGGGGTCGGGGTAGTAGGAAATTATTCTACATATGGTCAATATGCTGATGACTCTACATTTGAAATTGTGCCTACGTGGCAAAACAAACTACAAGCAATAATGTATGAAGATTCCCTATACACAAGAGTTTCGCACTATTCATATGAAATCTTTGACAACAAATTAAGATTATACCCTAAGCCAAGATCCGAGGATGCCTTTTCTGGATTTCTTGATCGTATCTGGTTTAGATTTAGAATTGCCGACAACTCTTGGGGAGAGGCTGGTGATGTGAACACGGGCGTACTTGGTGTCAATAACATGAACACTCTTCCATTTGATAATATTCCATATGAAAATATCAATTCAATGGGCAAGCAGTGGATTCGTAACTACGCTCTTGCCTTATGTAAGGAAATGCTGGGGCAGATTCGTGGCAAGTTCCAGACTGTTCCAATTCCGGGCGAGTCCGTCACCTTAAACTATTCTTCGCTTCTTTCCGAGGCACAAAAAGAAAAAGATGATTTGCGTCAGGGTCTTACCGACATGTTGAAGGAAATTGAATACACTGAACTTTCAAAGAAAGATCAGGAAAAGGTCACAGCAGCCGAAGAAACTCTTCGCCGTTCCCCACTACCCATCTTTGTAGGATAACTAAATGTCAGATAACGAATGGTCAAGACCAGCAGCGCCCCCTCCACCACTTTTTCTTGGAAAGAAAGAGCGCGACCTTGTTAAGCAAGTTAATGATGAATTAGTAGAAAAGGTTATTGGGCAACAGATTCTCTACTATCCTATTGATATGGAATCAACAAATTTTCATGAGCTATATGGAGAGGCTATAGAAAAAACTTTTTTGCCTCCAGTTAGAGTTTATGCTCTAGTTAACTTTGATGAGGAAGGATCTTCATATCTTGATTCCGTTGGCATTGACAGTATGTCACAGATAACTGTACACTTCCATAAGCGAAGACTCACAGAGGATCAAGATCTCTTTGTACGTCAGGGCGACTTTGTTCTCTATGGCGAGAGATACTACGAAATAGTAAAAACCTCTTCATCAAGAAAACTTTTTGGTCAAGTAAATAATACATTTGAAATCTCTGCTACATGCAAGAGAGCACGCAAGGGACTATTCGATGCTACCTGATAACTTTGATTTTGCACAATTACCAGATGATAGAGATAACTATACACTGAAAGAACTGGGGATGCTGTCATCTCGTATTGAGGATATAGATTATGCTATAACATCATGGCTAAAAGAAGATTTAGATCTATCAACCACAACAAATGAAGGCTACAAAAGAGTTCCTGTATTGTGGCAGACACCAGAGCGAGCTTTTCAAATTAAAAATGACCATGACTTAAGGCACCCCGTAGATGATGGAGACGGGGTCTTTACACTTCCTGTCATCACAATTGAAAGAACCGGAATCACAAAAGACCCAGCTAGCAAAGGCGGCTTTCAAGCACACCTTTTTTCAGACAAAAGAAATGGAAGAACGGGTCGCATTGTAATAGCAAAGCGCATTAAACAGGACAAAACTAGAAACTTTGCAGTCGTTGGAAATACGCGCACGAACAGTGGCGGCGCCCGTCAAAAGTTCTTTCCAAGAC